GGGGCAGCAGCGGTTTCTTCGAAAGCTGGGACGACCGATTGCTCGATCACCTGGCTAATCTCAGACCCGTTGAAACCAACAGAATCGCGGTCAATGCCCTGACGGAGCAATCGACCGGCGTACCGTGGATACTTAGTACCGATGCGATAAGCAGCGCGAGTATACCTTCCAAACCCCTGATTAATCAATGCTTGTTCTCCTGCGTCAATTGCTGCAGAAAATGACATACACAAATCTTCTACTGGGAAATAGCTGATGCATGTGGGATTTAGGGATCCATTCCCACAAATGGACTGTTCATCTCCTTTACGTAAACCGGCAACCGTGCAGTCTCTTGGCATTTAGATTAGCCCATCAAATTGGATTTGGTTGCTTAAAAAGGGGACCCCTAACTGGGAACCGAGGTGGCGTCACTCACCTAACAAAACCCTGCGGGTGGTACCTCAGGCGAAGATGCCCCGAGGGGCATACGGAACCGGTTCACCGCTCAAAACCAAACCGCGGTAATACCGTTCAAGACACTCCTGTTCGTCAGGTGTCATGCCGTATGCTGTGTAGAACGAAGCCCGACAAGCTGGATGAACTGGACCATGCTTGCGGTTGACTCCTGCGTTCCAATGCCTTAACGACCAAGGGAGCAACTCCTTGGGTATGGGCCTTCGTTTACCAGATCGGACATAAGCTGAATACAGTTCCTGAAACACTGGTATCTGGCCAGCCATAGCCAGACCACCAGTTCCCACGGCGTCGAGCCACCCGCGGTAGATAGCAGCTGTATCCCAACATGTTAACATAACAGAGTCTTTGATGATCGCCGTGTGAGGATTGCGACACATGATGTATCCGAGACCATCAAAAATGGGTTTGGTTTGGCAAAATTCAACTTCCTCGAAATCGAAAACTGGTTTCTCAATTGCCATGTTAAATCCCATCTCTAAAAACCACTTGGATAAAGGGGCCATATACCTGTCAAGGTCCGCCTTCTCCATAAAAACAACGCAATCATCTCCATTGTTTGCTAGTTTCACGTTAACGACGACATGAGCCGAGTAAGCATGAACCATGGCACACATTAACAAGCAATTGCCCAATGAAGTGTTCATATCACCACTCATTCGGGTACCTTCGATGGAGTATTTAACAACACCATCCTGGGTAACACCAGTGCAGTGGTTGACCAA